GACATACAATTGGGTGCAGTTCCGCAACCATGTCCGCGAATGGACCGGACAGGACCTGCGGGACGTGTTTGGCGGCAAGCGAGCCCTGGTGAACTACGTGGCCGAGTCGGTGAATCCCATCACGGGCGATCAGCAGGGGTTTCACTGCGTGCGATACCAGGTCGATGATCGGCCTATCGGACGAGTCGATATGGCGCGCAAGATGCGCTACCAGCGCCCGCGTCAGACGGTCTCGACGTTCATGATCATCGGCGGCCCCAAGGCGGACGAGTATCTTCACGGTTGCCTGCGATCAATCGCGATGATCTCGGACGAATTGATCGTCGCTGATTGTGGTATGACGCCCGAGGCGCGCCGGATCGTGGGGCAGTACCCGGCGAAGATCATCCCAGGCAAGGACCCGAAGGTGTGTGGCTTCGACGAAGCGCGCAACATCGCGCTGGCGGAGACGACCTGCGACTGGTGCCTGTGGATCGACAGCGATGAGGCGCTGATCAATGCCCAGGCGCTCGGCAAGTACCTCCGATGGAACATCTACGACGGCTACTCGATCCAACAGCATCACTTCGCGGTGGACACGAAGTTCAAGCCCGACATGCCGGTGCGGCTGTTCCGCCGGGTGCGGCATGATGGCGCTCGGCTGCGCTTTTTCGGCGCCATCCACGAGCATCCGGAGACCGAGATCAACAAGGGGCCGGGCGACGTGGTGGCACTGTCGGACGTCCACATCGGTCATCCGGGCTACTACCACGAGAGTCATCGGCGGGACAGGTTCTATCGGAACGAGCCGTTGATGGTGATGGACAAGCAGAAGAATCCGGATCGTCTCCTGCATCGGCACTTCACCTGTCGGGACAACGTGATCGCGGTATCGCACGCGGTGCAGCAGAACGGCGGAGTCCTGACGCCGGACCTGACGAAGAAGCTGGAGGAGGTCGTCCGGATCGCGCAGGAGGACTTCATCGGCAAGGACACGTACTACGGGATCGACTTCCTCGAGTTCTACAGCCAGGCGAACATCATGCTGGGCCGGGGTTTCGACGCGCAGTTGAGCATGGTGGCCCAACGCGACCAGACCGTCGTGGCGCGGCACGAGAGCGCGTTCCGACCGGACGGCAACAAGTATCGCTTCGCGTGCAGCGCCGACTTCGAGGCCGAGTTGGCGAAGTTCGGCCGGCAGACGAAACAATTCGACCAGGAGTACTGGTAGATGGCCTCGCCGCTCACGCTCCCTGTCAGCTACACCAACGTGGAGACGATCTATGAAACTCTCCCGCAACTCAAAAACCAAGCCACGAACGTCACGTCGGCCGAAATCGCTCTCCAGGCGGGTCAAACCCAGGCATACGTCAACGCGCGCCTAGCGCGATTGTATGATCTGCCGTTCACGGTGGACGTGCCGGTCCTGACGGAGATCACGACCGACCTCGCGATCTACCGGCTTCTCGTGAAGCGCATCTTCACGGCCACGAACTTGGAGGACAGTCCTTGGCCGGATCGATACAAGGAGGCGGTTGAGTTCCTGGATTCGATCGTGTCGGGCGAGACGCCGCTATTGACCGCATCCCTCTCCGTCTTGGCGGTCACGACTGGTCGGAATGAGCCCTGGTCCAGTACCCAGGACTACAATCCGATCTATTTCGAGGGCGGGGCCGCGACGGACTTCACGGTGGACCCGGATCGCGCCGAGGACAACTTCGCGGACCGGAGCACGTAGGATGCCCGCGACGTTCAAGATCGAGATCGACGATCGCGACTTGCGACGCAAGACGGACACGATCCTGCGCTTCCTGCCGGTCAGCAAGCTGCTGTACGCGATCGGCGCGCGGCACCTGCGTTGGATCAACGAGAACTTCCGAACCGAGGGCGCCGCTCCCCGTTCCGGTACTTCCGGGTGGTTCCCCCTGTCGCCCAACACGATCGCGGCACGACGTGGGAGGGGGCGCGGCGCGAAGATCCTCCAGGATACCGGGCGACTCCGCATGTCGTTCGCGGTCGATGCCCGCGCCTTGGCCGGCGAGGTCGAGGTCGGGACGTCCGACCAACGGGCGCCGTGGCATCACCTCGGGACTCGACCGTATGTGATCCGGCCGAAGAAGCCGGGTGGTATCCTGGCATTCAAGGGAGCGGGGCCATCCGGAAAGTCGGGCTTCTGGAGGTTCGCCAAGATGGTCCATCACCCGGGCCTGCGCGCGCGTCCGTTGATACCGCAAGAGCCGGTCGCTAGGGACATGGCGGTCGAAGAAATCAACGCGCTGTTCAACAAGGCGATGGAGATGGCGCGTGGCGGCGGTTGACTACCACGGCATAGCCCAAGCCATCGCGGAGGTCCTGCGGAGCGACTCGCGACTCTACGGCGTGCCCGTGCTCGTGGAATCACGCGTACCCATGACCGATCTTCAAGCCGGATTCATCGGTGTCATGTTGCGGTCACGACGAGCGACGGACGGGCAGCCCATAGCGGCCGGTACTCGCATGCGACTGGAAGTGGCATACGAGGTCTGGTGCTACGGTTACAGTCTGAATGACCAGGCGGCGGGGTCTTACGAGCGACGAGACGAGCTGATCGGCCTGGTCGAGTTGATCCTGATGGCCAATCGCGACCTGCGGGGCAGCGTCAATGTCCTGTGGTTGAACGGCGGCGAGTTCGAGTCGTCCCAGACCGATCAGGGTTTCCTAGTCGGCGGGTCGATCTCGGTAACGGTGGAGGTCTTGGCGACGATATGACCCAATTGAAAACGACGATATCGCTCTCCCAGCCTGTCTCGGCCCCCTCCGAGGTAGCTCCTCGGGGTTCTCCGCCCCCGGAGACCGTCCGGGTCGTGGCTGTCCAGGCGGTCTACATTCCGGGACTCCTAGCGTTCGAGCCGGGAAAGACGTATAATCTCCCCGCTCTCTTGGCCTTCGAGCTTCTCGCCAGGGGGGTCGTCCAGCCATACGTAGACGTTCTAGACGGCGACCAGCCAACGGTCCACGTCGTCCGCGTGGAGGATAGTGTCGGCGTGGCCGACGCGGTAGGAGGGTAATCCATGCCCGGTTACGGTATCGCTGGTCACTTCGGCATCGCCAAGGAAACCACTTGGGGCACGCCCGTCGTGGCGACGCATTACGCGCCGATCATGACGGAGAACTTCTCGCCCCAGCTTGATCGTTTCGATCTGGCCAATGTGGTCGGACGGTTCAGCGAGCCGGACGACATGGCGGGATTGTTCCGGTTGCAGGGCAGCATCTCCATGGCTGCCGAGCCAACCATGATCGGGCACCTGCTCCGCGCCGCGCTCGGTGTCGCGTCGATGGCGACCACGTCGTCTCCGACCATGATCCACACGTTCACCCTCGGCAACTCGGACTTCTCGACGACGGCACCGTACCCCCCGTACACGATCGAACTCTATCGCGACGTGGGGTCGTCGCAGCGGATGGAGGGTTGTGAACTCACGAACTTGGAGATGTCGGCGGCGCCGAACGAAGCGGTGATGTTCAACTCCGAGTGGTTGGCGGAGACGTATCTCAACATCGCTCGGACCACGCCGACGTTCCCCAGCTCGCCGGCCCAACCGTTCGCCTTCGATACGGCCTCGCTGTCGATCGGCGGAGCCCTCACCGCCGAATGGGAGCGGTTCTCCGTTCAGATCCAGAACCCCATGGAGGCCATCGGCACCCTGGCCAACACGACGGCCATCAGCAAGATCAGGCGGACGAACGCCCAACTGGTCCGTTTCTCCGGACAACTCGGCTTCGAGAACATCACGGAGATGCTGAACTTCCAGAACCAAACCGAGCAGCGCGTCTTCATCAACTTCACCCGCGCCGGTTCGTTCGCCCTGCTGCTAGACATGCCCAGGGTGGTCTACACGACGTATCCGCTCGGCATGAACGGGCGCGGCCGGCAGATCGTCGGCGTCGAGGGCATGGCGCGCTATCACGCGGGCTCGGCCAACGCCATCAAGGTAACGCTCACGAACATCCAGTCCGTCTACTCGTAGAGGAGATCATCCAGCCATGATCCTGACCTTCGGCGACGGGAGGACGCTCGACGTGGCGTCCTCTTTCCCGTTCACCTTCGGCGACTGGCGCGCGCTGGAGAAGCGTGGCGTCAAGATCACCGAGATCGAACGCGGCAACGCCAATATGGAGACCTTTTTCCAGATCGTCTGGCGAGCCATCGAGAAGCAGAAGGGGGAGTTCACCGAGACCGATGTCGAGACCATCCCCTTTTCCGGCACTCTCATGCAGACGTTGTTCGCCCGGCTCACCCAGGAGGATGCGCCCGGCCCAAACCCTATCTCGACTACCTGATCTTCTTCGGGCGGGAGTTCGGGTGGGGGCCGGCTGAGCTCGACGCCATGACGCCAGGCGAGGCGGCCGAGCTGGTTCGTCGGATCGCCTGGCAGAGACGGAAGGAACGGCAGAAGTGACGACGGCTGTCGCGACGGTCGGCATTCTCACGAAGATCCAGGGCTTCGGCGAGGTCCAGAAGGTTTTTCAGGATCTATCGCGCGGCAACCTGAGCCTAACGAACTCGTTCCGTACCAGCGGGCTCGCCTCGACTCAGTTCGGCATTGGTATGACGCGCCTGGCCGGCGATGCGAGCCGTCTTCTCGGCATCCTCGGGACGTTCTCCCCTATCCTAGGCGCCCTGTCCGTGGTCGGCTTCGTTCATGCCGTGAAGTCGGCCGAGGAGTTCGGCGATCAACTCGCCATCACGGCGAACAAGCTGGGTGTCACCACGACGGTGCTCCAGGAGTTTCAGCACGTTGCGAAGCTGACCGGTGTGGAGCAGGGCGAGCTTACGACCGGGCTGCGGTTCCTGACCCGCAACATGGGCGAGGCTGCCCAGGGATCGAAGGCGGCGACCGAGAACTTCCGTCGCTTGGGTGTCAACGTCTTCGATGCGAGCGGCAAGGTGAAGTCCACCGAGGTGGTCTTCCAGGAACTCGCCGACGGCATCATGAAGATGGGCTCGGAGGCCGAGCGCAATGCGGCCCTGATGGAGATATTCGGACGTTCCGGCGTGGCCCTGGCGCCGTTGTTCGAGCAGGGTGGCGAAGCCATCAAGAACATGCGCGAGGAGGCCCACCGGCTCGGGTTGATCCTGGATGAAAATCTCATCCGGGGCGCTCAGGCGGCCAACGACACCTTTGATCGTCTGACCGCGACGATCGACATCGCGTACAAACGCATCTTCATCTCGTTGTCCCCGGCCGTGGCGCAACTCGACGCGACGATCCAGCGGTTGTCACCTCGGCTCCAGGAGTGGGCCGGCACAATGGGGACGACGGTCGGGAAGGCGTTGGTGGATTTCTTCGAGGACACCGACAAGGCCCAGAAGAAACTGGAGGAGTTCCTCCGGATCGGCGAAGAGGGGGCGTTTGTCGCTCTCGCGACGCGCTTCGGCGTCATCGGCACGGCGATCGCATTGGTGGGGGTCGCGCTCAACGAATTGCGGACACTGTGGCTCGATATCCTCAAGGCCATGGGGGCGGAGAACGATAATTTCCTGGTTCAGCTCCAGAAATTCGGCGTCACGGCCATGGCGATTCTGAAAGACCTATCGCTGGCCTTCGACACCATGTTGCTCAAGGGCATTGCTGCTGGGTTCGAGGGCATCGGCGACGCCTTCGACAAGCTCTTTGTCGACGATACCAACATCACGAACACCGGCCGCGCGATGGTGGACCTGGAAGATGCGACCACCAACTTGGTTGGCTCGTTCGCCGGGCTGGGGCAGGCGGCTGGACCGAGCGCCCGGCTCGCCGCGTGGCAGGCCAGCGCCAAAACGGCGGCCGACGCGGCGACAGCCTTACAGACCGAGACGAGTGCCGCCGCACGCGAGCTGGTCCGGCTGGAGCGCGGGCTCGGTCCGGTTGCCGCCGCCACGGCGGGCGCGGGCGCGGCGGTTGAAACCCTGAGCGTGTCGGTGCGCTCCAACACGACGACGTTCACCTCGGCCGAGGCGGTCCAGCATCAGGTCGCCGGGGCGCAACTCAAGATGGCGGCGGCGACCGCCGCTCAGGAGGAGGCGACCAAGCTCTCGACGAAGGCCGCCGAGGACGCTGTCAAGGTCGGGGAAACCCACAAGAAACTCCTGAAGGACATCACCCACGAACTCTTGACCGGCGCCCGCGTGGATGCCGAAACGGCGTCGGAACGGCTCCGTACCACGGAGCGGCTCCGCAACGCCGAGGAACGATACGGAGTCGCCATCCGGATCGCCGGGGAGGACCGCGTCCACGCGTCCCAGATCGGACAGCGGGCCATCGCCGGCACGATCGCCGCGCAGGAGGCTCTCGGACGATCCTCCGGCATGGTGTTCGCCAAAATGAATACCGCGATGGTGGATTACTTCCGGGACCTGGGCGACAAGGCCAAGAACTCCGCCAAGGCCGTCACGGCCGTCATGGACTCGATGGTGGACACGATCGCCCGGTTCTTGGAGACCGGCAAGCTATCGTTCAAGAGTTTCTTCGACAGCATCAAGCACGAGTTCGCCCAGCTCGCCGCGAAGAATCTAGTGTTCAGCATGTTCGGCGGCGGACCGGGCGCACCGGGTGGCGGCGGCACGGGGGGCAACATTCTGACATCGTTGTTGTCCGGTCTCGCCGGCCTGATCGGTGGCGGCGGGGCGGCCAACGCTGGCGGCAACACGAACGCTGGGACGGGCGGAGGGACGGGCGGCGGTGCCCCTACGGGCGGCGGAGGCGGGTTCCTCGGTGGGTTGGGGGACATCTTCCGGGGTGTCGGCAACATCTTCTCCAGCGGGGTCAGTGCTGGCGGCGGGACCGTTACCGGGAGCGGACTGCCCGGCGGAACCTTCGGCGGGCCGGGCGCCGGGGGCGTCCCGTTCTCCGGCGGGTTCAACTCCGGATTCAACCCGATAACCGCGTTTCAGAACATCAGCAACTTCGGATTCGGCGGCAGCAGCGGCGGTCCCAATGTGGGCGGCTCCGGGGTCAGTAGCGGCAGCCCGTTCGGTGGCGGCGGTCTCATGGGTTTCGGCGGGCCAGGACTCCTAGATCCGGGGGGTTTCTCCATGGCGAACCTGGGCGCGGACTTTGGCGCCGGCATGACCGGCATGCTGATAGGCAACCTGCTGGGTAGCATGTTCGGCACGCCAGGAGCGGGCGGCATCGGCAGCACCATCGGCGGCGCGGTGGGGGGTATCGCCGGCTCGTTTTTCGGCCCGGTGGGTAGTTTCGTCGGGTCCACGTTGGGCTCTCTCGTTGGCGGGCTGTTCGGCGGCGAGGCGCGACCCCCGGCCGTCGAGGCTGGCGCCATCATCGACGCGTTGGGGGGTCGGGTCGGCGAGGTCGAGACCGGCTCCGGCGGATCGAAGGCGCAGGGCAAGGAACTGGCCCAGGGGTTCCTGGACGTCTTCAACCAGACGGTGGCGGCACTGGGCGGCAACGTCACGGGCAGCTACGTCGCGCCGTCCTTGGGCATCGTCGGCGGCAAGTTTTTCATTCAGCCCAGCGGCGACATTCACGCAGGCAACGAGGGCCGGCTCCAATTCGACACGGCCGAGGAAGCCATCGGCAAGGCCGTCCAGATCGCCATCGCGCGGGGTAAGTCCACTCACCGGCTCACGGGCATCAGCGGCAAGGTGCTCAGCACCTTCGGCGGGTCGCTGGATCGTGGGCTAGACCAGGCTCTCAGCGATGCGCTGTTCGCCAAGCAATTCTTCGCGCCCGAGGGCAACCCCATCACCGGGGATCTCCTGAAACAGATCAAGACGTTCGAGGAGGGTTTCGTCGATATGGGCGTCCGGGCGTTGTCGTTGAAACTGCCGGTCAACAAGGTGATCGATCAGTATCGCGACGCACGGATAGCCTTCGTCGAGAACGCCCAACGGGGGAAGGAACTCCAGAAAACGGACGACCTGGACGAGACGGAGAAAAAACTCGTTGACACCAGCTTCGCCCAGGAGCTCAAGACCCTGGACACGGCCGGACAATTGTTGGCGCAGATCAAGATGCGATTCGCGCTGTTCGATACGCCTAAAGCCGATGCATCTTCGCCTTCGCCTCCGCCCGTGGTCCCCAAAAGAACCGGAACGGGGCACGCTCGCGAGTTAGCCACGGGCGGGTCGTTCATCGCGAACCGACCGACCTCCGTCCTGGTCGGAGAGCACGGTGTCGAGAGGGTGGACGTGACCCCGCTACGGCGCAGGACCCCGCATCGAACCCAGCCGGACCCCAGGAAACCGCTGTCGGAGAACCTGACCGCCGCCCTCGGGGTAATGCGACCCATGATCGATGGGGGTTCGACGACCAGCATGAAGGGCGGCGGCACCTTCTTCGTGTCGCGTCCGACGACGTTCATGACCGGCGAGAGCGGATCGGAGAAGATCGAGGTGACTCCGCTGCGCGGCAAGCTGGCGACGGCGGCCGTGCTCGCCATGAGGAGGGGAGCCCAGGAGGAGGGGACCGCGTCACGGCCGTTCGCGACCGGAGGGAAGATGCTGACCCAGAGGCCCACCCGCATCATGGCCGGGGAGCGGGGAGTCGAGCAGGTGGACGTGACGCCCATGCGCGCGGCGTTCCGACAATTCGCGACCGGAGGATCGTTCATCGCCCAGTCGCCGACCGTGATCCTCGCTGGGGAGAGCGGGTCCGAGCGGGTGGACGTGACGCCCATGCGGACTGGCGCCGCTCAGCGTGGTGGCGACGTGAATGTGACGTTCTCTGGACCGGCGGTGATCGACGATCTGTCCATGAGCCGGTTCCTACGGCAGGTGGACCGTGGCCTCCGCGCACGGGAGAGGCGCCTGTATGGCTAACCCGGGCTTTCCAGGAACGAACGTCGCGTACCACGTCGGGATCGAGTTCACGGCCAATTCCGGGTTCATGGAGGTTCGCGATCGAGTCCTGAGCGTCGTCATAGGGTCGCGGATGGGCTCGCCGAGCGAGCCGTGGAGCGCCCCGACGGCGGAGATCAAGCTCGACAATTCCGACGGCGCGTACTCGCCCTACACCTATTCGGTGGGGTCCTACGTCGGGCTCCGCCGTCCGGGCCTGAACGTCCGAGTCTGGGGTTTGTACCGGACGGACTCGACATACGTCGGCGGGATCAACGTGAGTTCGTGCAACGTCAACTCGCCTCCGGCCGGCGTCACGTTCTATCCCCTCTTCACGGGTGCTATCGACCAATGGGAGACACGGGGCGAGCAACCGACCGAGACCACGCTTCAGTGTCAAGACAGCACGACGCGGCTGGCGCTCCAGAAATCCGTCAACATTCCCATCCAGACCAGCATCGATGCGCGGTCGCTCCTATCGATCGTGTTTTCCATGTCGGGGTTCACCAGCGCGCAGGCCACTACCAGGAATGGAGGGGGTCAAGGCTCTTTCGACTTCGCGCAGGCGTGGGATATCTTCCCCGTGGTGTATTTTGAACCCGACATCACGACCGGGGACACGATCAATCGTATCGTCGAGGCCGGAGATTATCGTGTCTGGACCCTCGGCGACGGCACGATCACGGTTGGCTCGCGCTACGTCATGGAATTTCTCGATCTGGGAGGAGACGCGCCTCTCCCCGACGCGTACACGGCCCTCGGCCCCTCGGTGGTTCTCAACGCCGATGGCGTCGTGAACAAAGCGCGCATCGTGTCGAACGCTCGCGAGGTCGGAACCAGCGTCGTGACGCTCGGGTTCCTCTCGTTCCCGGTCACGATCCAGGGATCGAAGTTCGCCAACTTTTTCCTCGACTACATCGAGCCCGAGACGGGAGAGCCCTGTCCGGCCACGTCGCTCCAGACCCTCGTGGCCTCCACCGACTACCAGGCGACAACAAACAGTTTTGGCACCGGCATAGATCGAACATCCACCCTGTCGGTGGCGGTCGCGTTTTTCGCCACGACGTTGGTCGCGACCATCTTCAACGGCCACTCCGATACCGTGTATCTCAACCGTTTCCAGGCACGCGGCGTCCCGCTCCGACGCCGATCAAGCATCGTGTCCGAGTACGTGGATAATTCCTCGCAGGCATTCTACGGGGTGCGCGAGCGCACGGTGGTCAATGATCTTCTCGGCACCCAGGCCCAGGCCGATGGCTTGGCCCAACAACTGGTTTTTCAGTACAAGGACCCGTTCGCGCGCTATTCCATGAGTGGCCGCAACATCTGGCCAAAAGTTCTCAACACGACGCTCGGGACAAGCATCACGTTCATAAGCACTCTCATGGGTCTCCCGGGATCGTACAGCGGGCCAGTCCTCCACAGTACCAGGCAATTCGTCACTACCGCCGTCGAGCACGTCCTAGAAGGTGAGAGTGGGGTGATCCTCCATACCGTGAATTTCGAGGCGGAGGAGACGGTGGAGACCGGATTCCTGATCCTCGACGGGACATTCTTCCAAGACATCATAGAGCGTCGTCTCTCTTAGGGAACCACCATGGCATTCTCCCCCCAGACCTTCACGATCGGCCAGGCGTACAGCGCCGCCATCGCGACCCAGATGGACGAGAACATCGATCAGGTTCGCGCCCACCACAAGGGTCCGTCCGCCCCGGCGTCGCCCACGGCCGGCACGTCATGGCTGGACGATACGACGGCGAACGGCTGGATCTTCAACTACTACGACGGGGCGGCCTGGATACCCTACGGCGTGCTCGACAGCACCGGCAACGATTTCGGCGTGCTGACGACGCAGGTCTCGACCATGGAGGGCATACGCCTCGTCAACGGGTCGCCGATCAACAACTATACTTTCCAGGGTCTCTCCATCGCGGTCAGCGTCTCGGTCGTGATGATCCCGACGAGCGAATTCACGGCGACGGGCGATATGTTCGTCTACACGGCGGAGGACAGCACGGCCGACGGCGCCCACGCGTTCGGGATGGTGTCTTTTGTCGCGACCGGGACACCTGCGATCACCCAGATCCTCAGCAACGCTAATATGTCGTTCGGGCACACGACGAACTCCGGGATATGGGTGCGGAAGCTCAGCAGCGGAACGACATCCATCCGCACCGCCGTGCTGCGGATTCACTAGGACATGGCCCGATGGCCCACCACGGCGGTCGCGGTCGGTCCGCACCGGATCGCTCTCCCCCGCGTGCGGGCGAACCTCCTGCGTGCCCTGGTGGCCCGCAGGGGCGCGGTCGTCCTGACCGGCGACCTAGTAGCGGCCACGTTCACCGTCTGGCCCCCAGCGGACCCCGTGGCCTGTCTGCGGGTCCACGTGGCGCGCCTGCGGCCGATCCTCGCGAGAATCGGGGTCGGGATATACTCGGATCACGGGAAAGGGTATACTCTGATGATGATTGGCCGAGCGGAGAGGCTTGGGAACGGCACGGTCCCGCTCGGGAGGGCTCGCCGATGCGTCCGCTCCTGATTATTGATAGTCCGTTGGCGGAGGTTGATCTGACCCGCCGCGCCGTCCTCCACCACGATCACAGCCTGGATGACGAGATCGGCACTGTCCTGGCGCGCGAGCGGTTCCGGCGCCTCAAGGCCGCGCACGGCGAGGATGAGGCCGTCCATTGTCCGGGCAATCCGTGGACGCAGACGGCCATTGCGCGGCGACTCGGCGTGACCGGCTCGACCCTCAGTATGTGGGAATCCGGCCGCCATCCCCCGGCGACGCTCAAGTCCTGGCACGATTGGGCGGCGGCCTACAAGCGCGACCTGGCCGACGTGATCGCCGAAGTCGAGAAGCAGCGGAGGGACCAGCATGGCCGATGACAACGGGACCGAGCGCCGACGCGGCACGGGCGATGTCCAGCGCGATCTCGGCCGCATGGAATCCGACATCAAGGGCCTCGCCAAGACCGTCACCGACAACGCCGCGACGGCGCAGCGCGAGCGCGACGCGCTGCACAAGATGGCGGCGGATCATGTCGAGATGGACCGCCATGACCATGCCGGGCTCGGTGCCAGGATCGACGGCGTGGCGGCCGCGCTCACGATCAAGATCGAGAACGTTCAGACGGTGCTCTCGGACAAGCTGGATGCTCTCGTGCTGGCCCAGGCGGAGCAGAAAGGCGGCTGGAAGATGCTCGGACTCGTGGGCCTCGGCGGCGGCACGATCGGCGGTGGCGTCGCCACCCTGCTTGGGCTGTTCAACGGCAAATGAGCAACAACCACCTCCGCCGGCTCGGCGACTGGAAGGATGAACTCATGCGCCAGGTGGACGAAGCCTCCCACACGTTGATCGAGGTCGATCGACGGTGCCAGGCCACCGGCTCACACGCCTACATCATCCACATGGTGGTGAAGCTCTTGAAGTACGTCATCAACCGCGACTACGGCAGCCGGCTGGCGCGGATCAAGGCGGGCGATCTCTCGGCCGTGCCCGGCTACGATTTCGGCCCGCCGGTGGGGGCATGACCGAACCGCGCGGCATCCGCAACGCCAACCCGATGAACCTCCGCCATGGTGATGATTGGTGGGGCCTGTCGCCGACGCGATCCGATCCGGCATTCTGCACCTTCGTCGAGACCGACGGGCGCCCAGCCGAGGTCTGGGGCATCCGCGCCGGCGCGCGCATTCTGCTCCGCTACCAGCGGAAACATCGCCTCACCTGCATCCGCGACTTCATCACCCGCTGGGCGCCGCCGAACGAGAACGACACGGCGGCCTATGTCCGATCGGTGAGCGCCTCGACCAATCGAGCGCCGACCGAGTTCTACGACGTGACCGACCCGGCGGCCCTGGCCGCGCTGGTCACGGCCATCATCACTCACGAGAACGGCGTCCAGCCGTACAGCGACAAGACCATCCGCGAGGGTGTCGCGCTCGCGTTAGCGTAGGAGGAAGTCGATGAACGGATACAAGTCGTTTTTGGGCTCGACCACGATCTGGGGCGCGGGCATCGCGATCGCGTCCGCCGTCCTGGCGGCGTTCGGCTATTCGATCGGGGCCGAGGACCAGGTCACCATCGTCGGCTGGGTCGCCAACCTGGCCGGCATGGCCGGGGGCGTGCTGGCGATCTACGGCCGCGTCAAGGCGACCAAGAAGATCGGCTGATGCCCGGCATCGCCGACGCGCTTGGCGCCATCGGCCAGGCGATCGCCGCGATCATCGCGGCCGTCCTGCCGCTGGCGCTCGCCTACCTGGCGGGCAAGCGCGGCCAGCGTGCCGCCGATCTCGAGGTCGCCGCGGACTCCCGCGAGGCCATGGGCGAGGCGGCGATCAAGGCGCCACGCGGCCGAGAGGAGTTGGTGGACAACCTGCGGAAGGAAGGGCTGTGACCCGCGCTAACCGTCTCTCATGGTTGTTCCGTCTCATGGGTGTCGGATGGGTCGTCGCAATTCTGATGGCATGTTCGGCGACTCCTGTTGTCACCTGTCCACCGCTGCGGATCTACACGTCCGTCTTCTCCGCCCGGCTTGCGGACGAGATCGTGGCGGCACCGGCCGACGTGGTGTGGCCGGTGGTGGTCGAGGACTACAAGGCGCTCCGGTCAATGATCAAGGCGGCGTGCCCGTAGCTCAGCCGATCCCGTCGGCGAGCCGGCCCATCGCCTCGGCCGCCGCCGCTAGCAACGTGCCGAGCTTCGCCTCGGCAGGCGGCGGGTCGATCCAGGCGATCTCGCAGAGGCGATCGCCGGCGGCCGTCGCGAACGTGATCCCGCCGATCGACGCGTGTTCCGGATCACTGGCCCGATCCGTGTCGTCATCATCGATGACCCGCGCGATGAAGCGCGGCCGCCGCGCGTGGATCAAATACGTCCGCGCGATCCCGTCCCCGTCCGCCTCGCCCTCCCCCGCGATCCATTCGTCCCTCGGCCAGTCGGGCCGCACCGGCGTCGCGCCGAACGCCGCCATGATCTGGGTCGCCCGCCGCTCCGGAATCGGGACCTCGCCGGACGCCCAGCGGCGGACCAGACGGGGCGAGACGCCGAGCGCGCGGGCGAGCGGCGATTGCCACTCCGGCCCCCAGGCGGCGAGCCCGAGGGCGCGGAGCTCGGCGGAGGTCATCCTACTCTTTCCAGCGGGCGGACATCCGCTCGACGTCGCCGTAGAAGTCGCGATTCGAGAAATCGATCGGCTGGGCCGGCGCGAACTCGATCTCGGCGTCGAATTGGTCGGTTAGCACCACCCGACCGGAATCGAGGGTGGCGCGGTAAAGTGTCGTACCGCGACGTCCGGCGACGATCTCGGTCACGGTGCCGGGCGCGGCGCTGAACCAGACGCGCTGGTTGATCTGGTAGGTTTTGGTGATCTTGGTCATTGTGGCGGGCCTCCTGGGCCTCTGCTGTCGGCGGGCCGGGATGGCCACTTCCGATACACCCTATCTAGAGGGTGCCGACGGTCACGTCAAGCGAGAATCGACAGGCCCGTGTCGATTTTTCTTGGGCGCATGCTGGGCGCGCGATTCCCGCTTCGTTCACGCATTTCAAGCCTCTTGCTGCACAGCGATAACCAATTAAATCAACTACTTGCTGGATGATCGCTTCTTTGACATCGTAGGGGTCACTGGTTCGATCCCAGTCGCGCCCACCATTCTCCCAACGAATTCCGGTAGTTGCGGAAGCGCCAAAATTGGGCGCTCCGCTTGGGCGTAATTTGCGCGATTATGCACTTGACGACACCTCCACCCGCTGCGGTGTTAGGCCTGATCTCGCGTAGACCTACCTTTGTGGTTTGGTTGGTCGTGGCTCGTTTCCCGGTTTGCCCTTCGCCGCTTTGTCCGGGGGAGGTGGCACACCGAGCGCGTTACCCATCACGGCGTCGAACTCGCTTTCGCTCATCCGTAGTTCATCGCTCGACTCTGATTTGGTCTTGGGCATCTTGTACACATCCTTCCGGTTGTCGATGTCGAGTATCAGGATTTCTGCGGGGCTGGACCGAACGACGTACAGAATCCTATAGTCCCCCGAGCGCTCGCGATAAATAGCTTCTCCCTGGTCCGTTAACACCCCGTGCAGCTTCTTCACGCCCGGCGGGAAAGAAGTGGTGTGCAGCGCTTTCGCCTTCTTGATGATCTGCCGCCGAATCTTGTGCGGGACCGTCCCAAGGAAATCGAGCGCGGCGGTGGTGAAGGCGAAGCCGACAAGCCGCACCGGATGCTACTCTGCATCCAACGCCGACAGCCTCGCGTCGAGATCGTCACCACGGACAAGCTGAATGTAGCCGGTCTTGACCTCTTGGAGCCGATCATGCGCGATGCGGCTGTCCAGCGCATCCTCTGCGTTCTCGAGAATTGTTGCCTCAACCTGTGCGGCCCGCGCTAGATAGTCGTTCACCTTCGCGACCATAGCCTCGCTTACCGGGACCGGAAAATCGGCGATGCGGTCGGGGGTAGCCTTCCGTCCATAGCTGAACCGCCAAGCCTCGTTCCTGACAACGGCGGCGGCGATGTAGAGCACGGCGTGCGGCACGTCAGGCTTCGGCAATAGCACTAGGCAATCGTCCGTCACGCCGCACGCCAATTCCTGAACGTGCGCGATTGCGATTGAGCCGGTGCTAGGAACCGTCACGAATGGAGGCGCAAGAGTCTGCTCGAAATCAAAGAAGCCGTAGCAGCCGTTTTCCATGCCGCTGGACGAAATGACGAGGGTATGGCCGGGCAACAGCGCCTCTTTGTTGTGTAGCGTCTTTTGGCCGTAATAGATGTCGAAATAGGCCCCGACGGTGCCCGGCCTTGGCGGGCGGACAGCGGGCGTTCTCCGCATAGCACGAAGCGATGTAGGGTTGTCCTGATTGAGCCGTACCACATCCGGTGCGTGATAGGCCATGAAGGCCGTCCGGCTACGGACGATCCCAAGAACGCCCTCGTTGACCTCTTCATCGGCCAACGTCCGCGCGGGAATATAGGCACCCGGCGCGAAGCTGAAATCGTCATCCAGTGGCGACCAGCCGCAGAAGCCAGCCTCAGTTTGCTTCGATTGATAGGCCGCCAGCGCCTTCGGCAACTCACTCCCTCCGCAAGAGATGCGGACGCCCTTCTTGAGCCGGTAGCCGTCGTTTTCGATGCGCGCGAAGAAGACGAATTTGCCCTTGGGGTGCGACACACCTTTGGTGAGATAGAGGACGACCGTGTAGGGCTGCGCGTAGGGCTGAAATAGCTCGTCGGGCAGCTTGATCGCGGCCTCAATGGTGTTCTTCGCGAGGATGGACTTCCGCCATGCCTTCTTGGTCCGCTTCACGAGAAGAGACAGGGGGATCACGACCGCTAAGCGCCCGCCCTGCGACAAGCCTTCCAGCGCTCGCTCAACGAATCGCTCGGAAGGCGCGTCGGTTTTCTTGTGAGGGTAAGGCGGGTTCATCAGGACGGCGCTCGCGCCGCCGACCGGATATTCCGGGGAGGTGAAGGCGTCGCCCCGGTGAACGCTGGACGAGCCATCGCCGCGCAGGATCATGTTGGCGACACAGAGGGCGGCCGTGATCGGCTCGTCATCGAAGCCGATCAGCTTTTTCTGGACGAGATGCACCATCTGCGCCCGCGACAGCTTATGCTCGCGCGCGATCCGATTCATGGCGGCGATCAGGAATCCGCCCGTTCCACAGGCGGGGTCAAGCACGATGTCGGCTTGGGAAATGCCGATAAGATCGGCGCAGAAAGCGGCAATATGGCGGGGCGTGAAATACTGCCCGATGGTGTTGCCGCCCGCGTATTGGAAAAACGTCTCGTATAGCTGGCCGAGATAGTCATGCTCCGCAGTGAGAACCGAAACGTTCAGCCGCTCTAGAATCGTGATGATGCGCCGGGCTTTGATCGCCAGCTTCTCGTTCGCCTCATCGACGTGAAGGCTCTTTGCGAGGTCCGGCTTCTGCGCCTTCCAGAACGCCTGTTCGCATGCGCGGTTGATGTCGGCCAGGATGTTGGCTGGATCTTTCCGAAGCTGGCCGCGCGACTGCCAAAGGGCCAGCATACAAGCGCCGACGACCGCTGGGCGGGAGCGGTCGTTGATGTTCGACTCGCGCAAGAGCCGGTTAATCTCGTCCGCACGAGCGGCGAGCACATCCGGGCCGGGGACGGAGGGTCGTAATTCGGACGCGGTATTCGGTAGTCGGATGCGGTCGGCGTCCGCACGGTTCGGAATCCACTCGATAGGGTGGCCTTCGTAGGTGACAGGAATCCAAGCCGAGCCGTTCCACTTGGAGACGCGAACCTTGAACTCGTCTTCGCTGGTCCCCGCCACCGCGATAGCGAGCGGATTGAACCCGGCGTCGATGGCCGCTTGGCCGTAATCGAGCGTCACTTCGCGAACGGCTTTGTCGAGGCCGCTCATGCTCGCCTTCGCTTCGATGATGATCAGCGGCTGTAGCGTTGCGCGATCGACGAGCACGGCTTCGGGCAGTCCATCGCCGCCCCCCGCGCCCTTGCTGCGCGCGCGGAATATCTCGCGAAGGTGAGCGTGATCCTTGTACTCGTGCTGGCGCAGCATTTCGCCGTTGGGCGGTCGCCGGCAATCCCATCCCTGTGCCGCCAGCAATTCGGTAAGCAGGTGCTCCGTCCGTACCTCTGAAACTCGGAGCGCGCGGGCCACTATTTTGCGGCCTTGGGCCGGTGCATCATTAGGCGCTTGCCTTCAATTCCGCGGATGCCTTGCGAGGTCCGCTCACCGTCGCTCCCCTTGCGGGTGTTATATTTGAAATCCAGCTCGGCGGCATAGAGGTGAAGGTGCTGGCGGCTCACTTGGTGGTGCGTCCCGTCCAAGCTCCGCTTGGCGTTTCCGAAGAAGCCTTCGACGGTGTTGGTGCTGACCGTGCGGCCCGTGCGGTAGTCGTACCAGGCATACTCGTCCGCAGCGTGATTGACCTTAGCGTGAGACGCGAAGCGCTTGCCCGCCTTCCGATACAGCGGAGACTCGTCAGTGTTCAGGTGTGCGTCTTCGGCGACGTGGCGGCGCAGGAGTAGGTCAATGGTTGCACCGCTGACGCGCTCGGCGACAGTGGACCGAACATCGCCATTTCGCTGCACGAGCGAAACGACGACAGCCTTGTTCTTGACGTAGCCGCGCCCCTTGCCGCGCGCCTTACCGCCGATGTAGGTCTCATCGGCCTCAACCTCGCCGACGAGCTTCCCCGATGGGCTAGTGTCCTTCAGCGCGTAGCGGATACGGTGACAAAGGAAAAGGGCGCTGCGGTAGGAGCCGATTTCAAGCTGCCGCTGAAGCTGTAGCGCCGAGACCTGCGTCTTGCTGGCGCACATCATGTAGAAGGCGATCAGCCACTTGTTCAGCGGAATCTTGGAGTCCTCCATGACGGTCCCAACCGTCACGGTGAAGGTGTCTTGGCATTCCCCACACTTGTAGAGACCGGCCCTAATGCGGGCCTTGGCATTGGAGGTGCGGGCGTAGATGCGGCCCGAGTCAGCGTTGCCACAGTGCGGGCACGTCGGCCCGCTCGGCCACCGGATGCGCTCAAAAAAAGCGCGCGCCTCCTCCTCGGTCGAGAAGCGCCGCATAATCTCAAGAAGGGTCAGGTCATTGTTTGCCATGCCCCGAGATTAGCAGAATCGACAGGTGTCGTCAAGTGCATAATCGCGGTTGGAATTGAACGGCGGATCGAGATAGATCAGGTCAACGCTTTCGTCCGCGATGTTGTCACGCAGCACGGCGAGGTTGTCGCCGTAATAGAGCGCGTTGGCCATGCGATCCTCACCCCAAAGGTCGCCCATCTTTACCCCAGACGACCCTAAGCCGCGACCCTTTGCCAATACCCCTTCCACTCCCGCGACACCGCATGAGCCAGCGCCGCGCCGGCAACCAACAGGTACTGCGATCCGTTGCTGACCCGACGGTGATCCTCGCGCCACGCCATTTCCCGCGCGTAGCTGGCGAGGTACTTTCCGCTGATATGATGGTGCGTCCCGACCTCGGCGCGACGGAGCCGCGAGAAGTAGCTTTCAGCCTGATTGGTGCAGGCGCCATCGTCCGCGAACGCGACCGAGTGATTGATCCGACGCATCAGGAACCGCGCGTGCAGGCTATCCCAGGATGATGCCTCGTCAGCGTTGATCGTGCTGCCCGGCAGGACGCGATCCAGGATCGTCGGGACCGCTTCGTCCTCGCCATCGAACACGAACGGTAGGGCACGACCACGGCGCTCGCGCATCACGACGACGACCTTGCGCTTGCCGGATTGGTTGATCGCCAGCCGCCGGTCCTTGCGATCCTCTTTCCGGTTCTCGGGCTTCACGTAGCCGCCGAAGTACGCGCCATCAACCTCAACCAAGCCCGAGAGCTTCCGGGTGCTCATCTCGGCGCCCATGGCTTCCCGGAGCTTGTGGGCCAGCACGAAGGCCGTCTTGTATTGACAGCCCAGGTCCCGGCTCAGTTGCAGCGCGCTGTAGCCCTTGGCGCCGTTCACGAAGATCGCGATAGCGGCCAACAGGTCACGGATCGCCATCTTGCGGCTGGCGAAGATCGTGCCCGACGTGATGCTGAACTGCCCGTCGCAGCCCTTGCACTTGAAGATGCGCCGGGCCTTGAAGGTGTAGACGGCGTAGCAGCCGCAAGCCGGGCAGACGGGCTCGCCATCGTTGCCGGCCCAGCGGATCGCCCGGAACGTCTCGTACGCCTCGTCATCCGACAGGCGCATGACCTTGGCCAGGCTGAGGGTCCGGGCCTTGGCTGAGAGAAGGAAGTGTTGGGACATGTCATCAAATCCGGTGTTGATACACCGAATATGATGACACTCGCGCTAGATGCGAGGATACCATGCCCGTCGATGCCGAGTGGCAAGCCCGCGTGAAGGGCCTACTGAAGGCCGAGCTAAAACGTCGGAACCTGGGCTATCGGGAGCTGGCCGAGCGGCTAGGGGCTCTCGGAATCCATGAGACGGAACGGAACATCGCCAATAAGATCAGCCGTGGCGGGTTCACAGCCGTGTTCTTCGTTCAATGTCTCATTGCGATAGATTGCGCTACATTGCGGCTAGAGGATGCCTAGCGGTCGTCTTTTCGCTTGGATTACAGCAAGCAGCCTGGGCTCTGCCCATAGAGACAGACTACCCGGTAGACACCCAACAGATCACCGGAAATAGCGTAACTCCAGATCAGCAGACAGAGACACCCACAGCCCAAGACGTAGCCGATCCCGATCAAACGGCGACGGATGCCGGGGCCGTCGAAAACCAAGGGCAGGCCGAACCAACCTCCGGCGAGTGTTGCCAAACTGCCAATCAGCGCGAGAACGCCGATCTGGTAGCCCAGCAATCCATGGCTGATTCTGCCGATACCATCGTCGATCTGACTTGGGCTCAAGCCTTCATCGCCATCCTGGGCCTGAGTCTCTTGGGCTACACCCTCAAACTCAGCCGTGATGCAACCAACGCCGCTGTTGCCGCCGCTAAGGCTGCCGATAGACAAGCCGAGATTTCCGCCGATACGGCGAAACGCCAACTTAGGGCCTATCTCCATGTAATCAGTGTCAGAATACACCCCTTCGACAATGCCATAATTTCTACTGTTACGATAAAAAACGGCGGTCAAACCCCCGCTCATAACGTTGTGACGTACATTACAATGGTCTCTGGGAAGATACCGGATTTTCATGATGTTGATACAATAAACGCAAACTTCCATTTGTCTAAGGTGTTGGTCGGCCCTGACGTATCCATAAATGCCGAGGCCAACCTTGCTATTTCCGGTGCCGTTGAATGGGATCTGATTGTCCAGAAACATAGAGAGTTTTTTGTTTGGGGTAAGGTTACGTATAATGACATTTTTGGAGAAATTCATTATGTCAATATGCGCTTCATGATTCCACCAGGGTTCGCCAACGTCAATAAACTTGAGTTGACAACCTGCCGCGAAGGCAATGACGCTGACTAGAGCCAGGGCACTCCATCCCCACCGGCTACGCATCCGCGCCCCCGTAGGTGCGCTTGCTACCTAATGCCGCATCTTCGCCCCCCGTAGCCCGGCCATCATGACACCCCTGAGGTGGTCGGTCGCGAGCTTCGCGTACCGCGCCGTCGTCTGCGGCCGGCTGTGGCCCAGCATCTTCCCCACCTTGTATAGATCGTTGCCGTCTTGGGCTGCCCATGAGCCGAGGGTATGGCGCAGCGTCACCGGCGTCACGTCCGACGTCAGCCCCGCTGCTGCCCGTGCGGTGGCCCACGAACGCCGAAGGGTGATCTTGGCCATCGGCACCACCCGCTTGTCGCGGGCGCGCTTGGCGGCCCACCGGAGGTGTCGCAACAGGGCGCCGCCGATCGGCACCACGGCGCGGCGCTTGTTGGACTCGCCCCGGCCCGGCAATCGAAGATCGATGACGCACGCCGCGCCGGCCATCCGATATGCGCGTGCAGCAGTCGGGATGCGCGGCGACGAGACCGTACAGCGTCCGGCGGCTGACGGCGAGCCGGGCGGCGGCGGCCTCGACGGTGAGGAGAAGGGGCGGATCAGCCACTGTCGAGCGCGGCGCGGCCGGCGGCGGTGACGTGGTCGCGAGCGATGCCATCATCGTCCTGATGGCGGCTCACCCACCCCCGGCGAATCAACACCCGCGACGTGGCCGTGCTCGGCGGCGTTCGCCAGGTTGGGCCAGCGTCGGCTAGGGCCTCCAGCCACCGCCGCTGCGCGGGGCTGACCGGCCGGCCGGCGTGGACCGTCGTCATAGTCGCCCGCCGTCGCGCGAGCCGTGGGCGGGCGGCACGGTTATCATGCAATGTTGCGTGCGTACATTCGCTATTGATATAGCGCAGGGGTGGGGCTGCCTATCATGCCCATCTGAAACAGCAGACCCAATGCCATACAGAATAAGAAGTATTAAAATGCCCCCATAGAGCGTCGCCGGATTCATCACCCCTCCTCCGGCGGCTTATGCCACGGCATGATCTTTCGGCCTGTTACTTGGGCGTAGGCCACCTCCAATTCATCAACAACACACACGATTGGAAAAGTAATAACAATTAAAATAGAACTCATCGCTTCCTCGCTGGATACCACACTCGAATAGCACGAGCCTCACAGGGGCCATCCGGATGTGAGTCGCCACTAAGACCAAGAGAGTCCCCGCGATTACACATATAACAGACGGCGCGGCAGCATCTCTCTCGCTCCGCCTCGACTGCGCCGGGCGGGGACCAGCCGAGGGCGATCAAGGCATCAATCGCTACCCTCGCATCGCTCCGGTGCATCCCGCGACTGGCCCGATCTAGTATCGCCCCTATGGCCTGCTCGCGCTGTTCGGGGGTCATGGCTTGCGCGTCCTATCCAGCGCTGCGCGGCCGGCGGCGGTGATCGTCCAGCTATGCGTCCAGGTTAGGCGGCGGGTCCCTTCCATCGGCACGATCGCACCGCCGACGCCCATGTACTCGACCGTCTCGGTGGTTTCGTGCCAGTGGCGGACCCACCCCTGGTGGAGCGCGGCACGGCGGGTGGACCACAGCGCCGGCGGGTCGGTGCGGAGATCGTTCAGGGCGGCGAGGAACCGCCGCTGCGCGGGTGATGGCTTCGGGCTACCCGGCATCGGCGGAACCCCGTTTCGCGCGCCCGAGCAACGCGCGATAGGCTTTCAGCGGCTCGTACTCGCCCCACCACACGATGCTGTCGCCTGGCTCGAAGTCCTCCTCCATCTCGGGCGGGATGATGTCGCCATGGACGGCGGGGTCGTACACAACACGCCGCAAGATGCCGAGCTCGACAGCCTTGTCGAGCAAGCCCAGTTGATCCTCGGCCCAAAATATGTCGTCGCAGACTTCGTTCAGCGCCCACAGCGCAAGCTCTTCGAGCGGGGTCATCGGATCGTGCCGGTCAGGCTGAATTTTCTCCCGACTCGCCTAACACCTTTGCGGATGCTTTCGATGGTTTTTTCGACATTAGAGCGCACCTCCTTGCGGCGAGTTCGAGTTTCGGTACAATCTGCGGAAAGCTCCGCACCTGATGTTCCCGAGGCTGGTCGCTTCCTTCTAGGCGTCGGCGGGCCGCCACGGCATACGGCGTCGAGCAGCGCATGGAAGCGGCGCATTGCCCCAACCGAAGCATTGGTAATGACAGTACCGTGCTTTTGCAATTTACTCATACATGGCCTCTATGGAGAAAAATGCATTACTTATTCCTGCGGGTGGAACGCGGATGATGTATATAATATCGCTTCGCCAGCGTTTCTTTCCGCGTCTAAGCTCTATCTTGAAATCAAATCGGCCCACAGGATGACTAACGGGAGGGAGCCGACCAGGCTCAAGAATCCATTTTCTATTAACTTGATTACTTAGTATTGAATCTTCATTAGTTATCCATGCAGTCCCATTGTGTTCAGCGCTATCGTCGCGCATAGCTATGGGTATACTATAATATTCTCCGTATCTAATAGTTATCTTTCGACGCCCATTCGGCTCGTCTGGCGTTCTCCAGCGCAAATTGATACCGTCTGCCCTTTCCCACCCTTCACCAAAGCGCCGCATCATGTATGGCTCTACATCCTCTATTTTATCTGACCACCAAAGTAGTCCGCGTTTTACTCCGACCGTAATATGTAACCATGACACGTGTGGATGTGTACGGCAGTCAGTTCCTTGTGTACTCCACAGGAAGATGGGACTACGCACGGCCACTCTCCGCAATAGGCGCCAAGCAGCCTTGAAGATGAATACCGGGAATGGGTAGGTAATATCGTCCAAGGCAAAAGGCATCACGGCCCCCTCGGGGATCGCCCCATCGCGACTCTGCCCCCGCCCGGCCCCGGGAATCACGCCCCGGCTCGCGGAGCCGACCGTTGGCGCGGTTGAAGTCGTCGAGGTTCTTGGGATCGAACGGGATCGCGCCTTCAATCTCGAAGCGGTAGGCGATGACAGATTCGCGTGGCATCAGTATCCTCCTCCGATCATCTCCAATACCTCGTTCCGCAACGCATCCTCGCCGACGCCGGGCAGCCATCGCTCGACGATGATCTTGATGCAGCGATCCACGAACACGTTGAATTCCTCGCCGCTCATGGACGCGAAGCTGATGCTGCGCGGCACGTAGTAGACCTTGCCCGTCGCGTCGATGATGGTCTCGACGTGGCCCGTCGCGATCTTGAGCGCGGTCACGATCTGCTCGGGCGTGCGGCTCGGCTCGACGTTGTTCGATACAACGGTGGCGAGCGCCCAGAACCAGCGATGGAATTTCACGTTGCGGGGTTTCTTCACCGTGGCCGCCACGATCTCACCATGCCCCAACGACGCCACCAGCGCCTCGCCCGCGTCATCGACGGGGCGGAGACTGCCGAGGGATTTGGCGAGCAGGACCATCATGCGGCTATGTGGGGGTGGTGAATCGTTGTGTGGTGTTTTTGACAGAGCCACGTCACCTCAAGCGGGCGCGAATAATCTTCGTGGTGAGCGTGCACCAGTAGATGTCCGCACACCGTACACGGCAGTTGTTTGATTTTCCCACATTTGATGGCACGATAGACGGCGTTTCGAGCCAGAATGGTCTGGCGCCCTTGCTTCGTTTTGTACTTTTCGCGTCTATGCTCTAAATCTTTCTGTTTGCGTGCTTGGCGTTGTCGCCGGTCCTGCGCCCGTGCTAGTTCTGGATTCGCCTCGCGCCGCAATCTGTGCTGTAGTTTAATGCTGCCCGCGTCTTTTTGATACTTGGCGATTGCTTTCGTCCGCGCCATCTCCGGGTTCTGCCAATACCGACGCTTGGCTGATTCGCGTTTCCATTTTCTGTGCAGTGGCAGGTCTCGTGCATACCATTCAAGTCTGTATTCGGCCATGCAGGTCTTGCACCAAGGCGCCCGTCCATCTGCCGCCCGCGCACGACGATGGAAGTCGTCTGGTGCACGCTCCTGGTTACATCGCGTACAGCGCTTCACCCCGCCACCTCCCGCACCCGAGCCGCGAGACGGCGAGACGGCGCGCGGTAATTGGGCGGCAACAGCGAGTCGGCCCCATATCGCTTAACCTGTCGCGCCAAGTCCGGCGGTGCTACAGCCGGCCCCGTCCGTATGCCGGCGCGGCGCCGCGACTTCGGTGGCGTGGGGGCGGAGCGGGGCATGGCTACTTGCCGAGCGCGACCTTGCGCGCGTCCTTGACCAGGCTCACTCGCGCGTAAAGGTCCGGCCGGTTCGCCTTCAAGTCCTTGAGCGTCCCGGCCCACGGCCCCGTCCAGTTGTCCGCGATGGTCGCCGCGTCCTTCGCCTCGTTGATGAACGCCACCGCCTGATTGGTCCAGTCGGCGAGGTCGTCGGGCTGGTCCTCCGTCACCTCGCCCGTCTCGTCATCGACGAGTTCGCGGGCCGCCGGCTCCAACGATGGCTTCGGCTTCTCGAACATCGCGCGGGTCGGGCGCGGCGGCGGCGGGGCATGATCATCGCCACCGCCGATCTCGGTTTCGTCAAGCCACCCGAGGCCGCAGATCGACAACGTGACGCGCCGCTTCGACTTGGATTCGGTCTTCATCATGGCGTTCGCCAGCGCTTCGCCTTTGAGGCCGATGATCGACACCGCGCCGGTTGATTCGTCGGTGCGGCCATCGCGGGTGACCGCCTCGGCCCGCACGACACAGACGCCATCGACGATCTTCGGCTCGCTCAGCTTTATCGACACCCCGTTGATCTTGCGGAGCTGGTCGGTCGCATCACGCTTGCAGTAGAGGATCAGCTTGCCATTCAGCGTCAGGTACTCGAACGGCTTCGTCAGAGGATTGAGCCCGAGGCTGGTACAGACCCGGTCGTAGTAACTGACCCGCTGCTCCGGGTCGAGGCGCGATAGATCGCCACCGATCAGGACTTGCTCGATATCGGTCGCGGCGGGTCTGACGTTTAGAATGTTGCTGGCCATTGTGACTCCTATCGGACAACGGTGGATTCGTCGGCGAAGATGCGGAGCCCGGCGATGTCGCGGACTCCTTGCTTGATGGCGGCGTTCACGCGCGCCGGATCGAGCACTAGATACTGGCGCGGCACGGCGTCGAGGTTCAGCAGTTCATACCGCCAGGTCCGCCGCAGGCTCGACACGGCGCCGAGATCGCCGCGCGTGCGGGACAGCTCGGCCGGCTTCGCGGCGGCGAGCGTCGCGGCCTTCGCGGCTTCGTCGCGGGCCAGGTTGGCGGCGGCCTCGGCGTCGATGGCGCGCTGCACGTCGGCGTCGGTCTTGGCGGCGGCGATCTGGCGCTCGGCTTCCTCGCGTGCCTTGCGCTCTTCTTCGCGGCGCTGGCGCTCGATCTCCTCGGCCGCGCGTCGGGCTTCCTCGGCCTTGCGCCGCTGGTACACGGTGAGGCGGTCGAGCAGCGTCTTCTTGCCGCGATCGAGGCCGTCGGCGATCTTCTTGAAGTACCCGTCGATCGTGCGGCCGGCGTCCAAGTACGGTTGCTTCGCCGTCGTCCGGCGTTCGTCGGCGAGCTTGGCGCAGGCGGCGATCTGTCGCACGAAATCGGACACCTTGGCCGCGAGGTCTTCGTCGGCGATCTCCTCGGGCACCCGGGCGACGCCTTCGATCAGGCGGTCGGCGCGCTCGATCAAATCGGCGTTGGCGTCGGCCAGCTCGGCGCGGAGGAATTCCAGCGGATCGGGCGGCAGGTTGTGCGTTGAAGGTGGAAGGCCGAAGACATCGACGGCGGTTTCGTTCATGGCGATGGGGCTCCTAGAAGAGGCTCGGGAGATCGTTCAACGAGATCGCTTCGCGCGGGTTCGCGGCCGGGCTCGCGGGTGCATTGGCGCGATCCCAGGCGGCGGCATCGCGGAGGTAGTGGTACTCGGCTTCGCTGATCTCCCGGCCGCTCAACCACACGCGGTCTACGTCGCATGGCTGATCTCCGACTTCGGCCAACAGCACGGCGGGCCTTTCCAGCGCCTCGCCGGTCAACGGGTCGGCCGCGTCGGTCGCCAGCCAAATCCGGGCTGCGCACCAAACGCCGCCCTTCACGAGCCGAAGCCGGAACCATCCGGGACGCGGCCGTGAGACGACGCGCGGAGCACGCTCGACGGCGAGGGAGTCGGCGGTCATGGCTTCCCTCCCACGGACGCGTCGTAGGCGGCGAGTACCTTGGCGAGCGACGCGGCATAATCCACGAATCCAAGACGCTGCATATTGCGCTGCATTTGACGAGCCACCTTGATGACGGCACGGGCGGCGAGGAGTTCGTCGGCGAGCTCTCGAACGCGAACGCGCCGCGCTGGAATGTTGAATGGCCGATCAAGGTTGATCTTCATCCCCACCACCTTCCCGG